ACGCCCTGCTCATAAACAGCAGACGCCTTATCCTTGAATCTAGACATTATACTTCTTTCTTTAGAAGGGAACAGCCGGTGTGCATGCGTAGGAAAATCACCACGACTTACTGCACACCGGCTACTCTACACTATATTACTCTTGGCTGTCAAGCACATCTTGGAACAGATTTTTAATCTCATTGATGAGTTGGTACGCCTTGTTTTCCAGAACCAATAGCCTAGCGGCTATATCTTCATGTGTCAAGGGTTCCAGCATAAATTGCCTTTACCTCATCGCTCTCACGAGCCATGGCCTCATCATGTGATAGTCCCGGTTCGTGCCCTTCGTTTCCGAAGAACAACATCTCCAAGGCACCTGTACGCTCAACAACACCGATACAACAAGCCCAGCACCATGTTATGGCGTGGTCACACTCATCTGCTCTAACCTTTGCAGAGCGGGGGAACCGCTGGGCATCGCAACCACAGGCCGCACAAATTTCATTAATGAAAAGGTTGTGGCCGTTGTCACAGTCATAACATGGCTCGGTAGGACGTGTAGCCCTCTTGTCTCGCCTGTATCTAAAAGTCTTTGTCTTACGAGAAGGAATGTTACCATCCTCGTCAAGAATCTGGTCAGACTTCTTTGCGTTACACGGCTTACATGCAAGAGCAAGGTTGGACATATCCCAAACCTGCTCGTAGGTCCAGCCGTCTGCGAATGCCTTTGATTGAGGGTAAACGTGGTCAATGGTTCGCTCCCGCTCTGAGAAGTCTCGGCGGCAGTAAACGCATACATCACCATCCCTGTCAATCAAGGCAAGCACAATTTCAGCGCGTGACGGACGTTGATGCGCTTCGGCTTCAACCCGTTCGCGTTCTGTTTCATCTGCTATTAGTTGTGTCATTACTGCCTCCTTGTCTATCATTCTACCACTACCGGCGCGCTACGTCAAAGAACTCGCATGAAATCGTCTATCATGTCTTGAATGTTCTGTGGTGCTTCTTCTTTAAGTGTTTTCTTAGGAACTACGATAACTCCCGGACGGTCCCATTTTAGAACCTGCTTCTCGTCGTCATCGACAATCTCTTTAAGGTCTTCTAGAGTGAGAGCATCTGCTTCCAAGTTTTCTTCTTTAGGCGTGTGAGAGACGCTGTTGAAAATGGCACCGCACACCGCGTCAGACAAATCCTTGTTACCCTTGCGAGGGTGGTCTACCTTATCCTTTACTAGACGAAGTTCGCCAAGTTCATCAATAAGTGCTTGTTCTGCTGGACCAAGAAGCCTGTCGTCATAAGTAGTCATCAGGAAGTCGTCGTAATGCTTCTTAGCAACAGAGAGAACTTCTGTCTTAATACCATTACGTTCTAGTTCCATCATGGTGTCGTGAGAGTTCCAACGGTCGAAGGTGACCAACTTTAGGTTGAATCCTCTACGTCGAACAGCCTTGATGTATTCTACAACTTCCTTGAAATCAACTGACTTATCTTTGGTAGGTGTCCACCAACGCAGCGCATCAATCACTACGAGCGGTAGGTACTCTACGTATCCACTTGACCCTACATCATACTGTATCCACTTGTCAACGTGTCCCATTGCTACCGCGCACTTGTCGTGCTTCTGGGCAAGGTCAACGTGCATGAAATACTTAACGTCATCCTTAGGCTGGAAGTTAGGATGAAAAACGCCTTCGGCGTCTACACCATTCATGCGACAAAATGCTGCCTCGACCTTATCCATTCTCTTGAAGTAACCATCTTCTAGGTTGGACGGCATGCAAGCGAAGCGTCCCAGCGCATCTCCGGGGTTGCGATAGAAGTCTAGCGCATAATCTGTTTGTAGATTCTTGGTCGGATTAACTTCCCAAGACGGTCTGCGCAATGCAAAGGTGTATGGGTAAGCATAACGGATGATTTCATCCTCTTCCCACTTAATCTCAAACTCATTACCCTCTTGACCGTCCGGTAGTTCTGGGTCAACCTTTAGAGTTGCTGAGCGTTCAATCGTTTCAATTTCTGCAATAACTTCCTTGTACTTCTGCTGGATGAAGTCGTCCTTGAAACGAGGGAATGAAAGCAATACCAACTTACCGAACTCAGCAAAACGACTGGTGACAGAACCCTTATACATGTCATAGATTGCGGGAGCAGTTTTGGCGTTCTGATGTCCGGTGTTGGAGGTCAATGCGAAACCAGAAATCTCATCGAGAATTACAAGCAGGGTGTTGTATCCCTCAAATGCTTCTCGTTCTGAGTGACCAGAATAAACGGTCACGTTCTTGTCGAACTCGATACTACCTTGCTTTTCTTCATATCTACCTTCGAACCATGGGTTGTTCCTGATGCGCTCTACGAAGTTCTTGAAGAAAACTCTGTTGGCTTGGTCTGAGTTGATAGCAATATTGATAATATCAATGGAGTCACCCTTGGGCTTACCGTAGTATTCTGCTGGTGACTTTAGGCAAAGTAGGAGATATACCACATATGATACCGCGACGGTAGATGTAAAGTCCTTACCGGAACCCTTACCAAGTTGCATGATGATTTCACGGCACGTTTCGCGCCAGCGTCTTTCAGCCTTTGCTTCATCTCCACCATAGAGTGCTACAAGGGTTTCCCTCTTGTAGATTTGAGACATGTTTCGTACCAGAGCATATTGATACTCTGATAGTTCTTTCAGACCACAGTAGTTCTCAGAGGTAGTAAATTCAAAAACATCTACCGGCATCTCTTCGAACTCTTCACCAGAGAGTCTGTTGAACAGGTCTTGGTAAAAGTCTTTAGCCACTTACCACAACAACTACATTCTCGGCTGGTTCGCCGCTGATTAGTGGCTTTAGACGACCTAGGATAACTGGCCTACAGTTACCGCACAAGAACTCGTCAAGGATATCGAAGACCTTTTCCATCTTCTCTTCAATTGCTGCAAGTTCATCTCCGAGGTCTGCTGCCTCTAGAAGACCACTCTTCTGTAGAACGTCGATTCTTTTTGACTCAAAGTCAGCGATTGCTTTTAGGGCACCCAACTTCTGGGACAGCATCTGCGCTCTGGTCATGGTTGACTTTCTACCGGTGCCCTCTAGGGCAGCCTCGTCGTCAACCTCGTCAATGATTTCATATGCCTTCTGGATGAGCAAGGAATAATGCTGGTCCATGGAGGCAATAAGTTCCTCGACACGTTCCTTCATTATGTCAGAGCCTACCGCCGTGGCTCTCCAAGCCTCTATATGAGAAAGCACATCAACCCTACGAATGCCAACGCTGTTAGCAATTTTCGTAGGGTTAATGTTTTGAACATAAAGTTCTATGACTTTTTGCATCTCTGCAAAGCGGTCGCCTTCGTTCTCGGTAGGCATGAGACTCATTATCTCATACCGCCTGCCGTTGGAGCCCAGACAAGTCCCGGACGGTCAATCATTCGCTTGAACTTTTCTTTACAACCGTCGCAAACCTGTTCGTCTCTTGCGTCCATGGAAATTATCTTTGTTACCTGAATTTCACACTTATCGCACCTATATGTATAAATGGGCATGAATTAATTATACCACAGAAACGCGCTTTGCGCGTTGTTCGACCGCCCTCACATAGTCATAGATATCTCCAATACGCTGACGGTCGTCATTGTATGGAGCATTCCAAGGTCTGTTGATGAGGTATGAATCTTGACCGCTTGCGACTAAAAGGTCATAGTTTGGCTTGGAATCCTCAACGAACATATCTGTATTGAAGCCAGTCTTATCACCATCTGTTGTGAAGTGAACTTCATCCACATACATCAATACCGGCTCTAGCCACCTATAGGTATTCTCCTGAGCCTTACCGGGACTGCCTTGAAATCTGTGCGTTGCAATGATAACGTCGTGTCCCATCATCTTGACAGTCTTGATAGCGTCAAAGAATCCCGGTCGTGTTAAACCATCTCCCGGTGCGAAGACGAATCCTGCATCTACACCAGCATCACAATACTTGGCAAACTCTTCACGAGTCATACCCCAAAATTCATAAAAGTCCCAGTGGGTACAAAAGTCGTCGGTAGCCTCGGCCACGTTGATACCGATGGAGGTAAGATAATTCCTTACCGACGCACCGAATACGTAACCCACTCCGTCTAAGTCAAATCCCACGCGCATTGGCATAATCCCTAATTTGTTGTTTATACTCTTCTAGAGTACCATCATTTTTGAAATAGGCACCGAAGTGCTGATAGGCTATTGCCTCTGTCTCGCTCGGGTGGTCATTGGCTGGGCCGACGCCTTGGCGGTCAATACGCCAAATCTCTCCACCACGGTCACGGACGGCATCGAACTCATTGAAGAATCGTGCATCCGAAACCACTACCTTAGCATCGTCGCCAAGACCTGTCAAGGCTGCGTCAATCCAGATTGAATCCCAAAGGGTTAGTCTACCGGCTTCGGTACCTAAACGCTGTAGGAGTCGGCGAACCTCAGGTCCAAAATGGGTTTCTTTGTACCCTCCCCAACCATACTTATTAATAATATCTTGAACATAGATATTGTTCCAAGTGTGGGTCTTATCAAAGTCACCTTGACAATAGATTGACCCGATGCCAACTACAGGATTCAACTGGTAAAGCATTTCACGCAACTTATCAGCAAATGCCACTTGCTTGAAACCAAAATCTGAGACGAGCACGCTCGCGGCTTCGTCCTTGCCTGCGCGAGCGTACCCGCTCAATGCTACAATCTGCATACTATCCTCTGATGTGTCCGGTAATCTTGGGCATGATAGTGGCGGTAGTAATCAAACCACTTGTCCTACCTTGTCGAATCACAGCAAATCCGTCTTCTATTCTTTGGATGGTGTCACCTATACCTACTTCAAGGAAGATGCCATACTGTGAATCGAACACGCTGATATTACCGCGATTGTCGTACTCGTACCTTATGCTTGGGTCCCACGCTAGCAAGGATTCAATATCCTGATATGCGATGGTATCCGTCACCTAAAGCCCGTAACTCTCACTACCGCGCCGCCACCAATTCTGGTTTCAACCACGGCGTTGTATTCTGTGTCTGCACTATCGACCAAGATTATCTTGTCGTCAATACACAACTCAGAATACGCACCTTTGACGATTGCTCTTTTGTTTGGCAATTCGTACTCTACATTAAATGTTTTCATTTTCTAGAACTCTCTGTCCTCGTTGGTTTGTCCTGTGCAACCACTCGTGTACTGCCACGGTTTCCACGGGATACTCTCGGTCAACATCTGGGACTGTTCCATAATTGAATTCACTCCAATGGATTGGGTTCCAAACATTTCTAGGAAATAGATGAACTTCCCAAGGTTGCTGTGATAGAGCCTGCATGATTAGTTGTACGCCTGTCGTGGCGTTCATGAAGGCTCCGGGCATTCCAAAGTATCTTACCGGTAGTAACTCGATGATTTTTGCAAACACAGGATTTTCTCTTGGAGCGTACATTGCCATATTCACGGCATGCACGTCATCCTCCATTGCAAATGCAGCGCGTTCACGATTGAAGGCTAGCGTGTTCAGCGGCTTTAGTGGTTTCAAGTCTGTGTTGAAATACCAGCCACCCATCGAATAGACCAATTCGTAATCTACTACATCAGCAACATGTGTGTAATAGGCTACCATATCTGCGCCCGGTTGTAAAGACTTGCTGTAGAGGTCTTGAAGAACCTTAACGTTAATCCACGGAGAGTCCATGATTTCTTCTTCGCCCCAGTCCTTCAACCTATAATTGGGATTGAGTTCTTGCCAAAGCGCTCCGTACTGCTGGAAGCGCTCAGGCATCTCACCGCCCATCCAGATTCGGTGCATGTAACTAGTCATATTAGTCCTCGGTGTGAACATTAAAGGCTCTGGGAAATGTCGCGGTACTGGTCTAAGATGTCAGTATTCTTAAGAAGATGATTACGCTGGTGATAGAATGAGAAGTGGCTTATGAATGAGTTAGGCACAATCATGTTTGCTCTCTTGGTTTCCCAAGGCATAGTAATAGTGTGCCAACCTTCCTCTTCACCGCCAAGAATACCGTCAACCGCTTTGTACTCGCTTCCAATTTGTGCAAATGATGAGACACTGAACTGCTGCGCTAGCGGCAGTTGAATGCTGTGGTGTAGGAATAGGTCTTCTACTCTATCCATAGCAATCATGTTTAGTAGATGATGATGAATATTGACTGCAAAGTCTGCGTCTGCCCATCCTACCGGGTCCATGCAATGGTTACCGACCTTGCCCCACCACGAAGGCATTGCCTCCATCTGCTGTAGGTAGTGAGAACACACCGCATTGTTCCAAATGATTGGAAACACAATGAAAGGATACTTATTATCTAGACGATGTTCTGCTAGCCTAGCGATAGCATTCTTTTCTATATAGACGATATCATCATCCATGCGGACGTAAATTGTTTCAGGTTCTTGCGTGTACACGTAAAACCTACCAGTGTTCATCTGCTTGGGATGAAGTACCGGCCCTGCTGGACGACTGAAAGTCTTAATCCAGTCATTGTCCTCTTCTAGATTAAGACCATACTCTACATCTCTTACTTGGTCGTCGTCCGTGTTCAACCACAGATGCCACTCGTCTACGACGGCTGCGGCGTGGTCCCTCTTCAAATACTCAAAGAGTATAGATGCAGTAAGTTCACGACCCCAAGGTGTGAATACTACAACCTTGTGGCCGTTTATCACAAGGACTTCCTGTAGTATTCGATTGCGCGAGCAAGACCGTCTTCAAGAGTAACAAAATCCTTCTTGAAAATGCCTAGTGGAGCGAGTGTTGATGGGTCAGCCAAAACAATACCGCCGACCTCTTCACCCGGACGCATAGGAGAGTGCTCTAGTGTGCTGGTAGAACCAGCGACCTTGATAACAGTCTGGGCGACCTCGTTAACAGTAATTGGTTCGCCGTAGCCAACCTCAAAAGCCTTATCATAGACCTTGCCGTCAGCGGCGTGCTCCATTGCCGTGACTAGCGTCTTGGCTACATCTTCAACGTAAATCATGTCAGAAACCTGATTACCGTCGCCATAGATACCGATTGGAAGATTACGGATAGCAGCGTTGATGAACGCTGGCGTAATCTTCTTTACCTTGCTTGGACCGTACGGCGGGAATGAAACCTGTCGTGGACCAAAGCAGTTGGTCGGACGAACAATGTTAATCTTTGTACCAGACTCGGTGTTGAACATGGCAACGAAGCGCTCCATGGTTGACTTCGTAATGGAGTAAGTGTTGTTCATCCAGTGATTGCCTACCGCGATGTTTACGCCCGGTACGTTGTACTGAGCGGCAGCCTTGAACACGTTAAGACCACCCTGAATGTTTACGAACGCTGCTGGGTTGGGGTTCTTGATTGTTTCCTGAGTACCTAGAACACCGGCAAGATGGATAAATCCGTCTACGTGGGCTACCGCCTCGGTTACCGCAACGTCATCTGTGATATCACCTAGGAAGAACTCTGCTCCCGGTGTACGAGCACCCTTGTCGTATCTGTCAAATTCTACAGGCGTGTATCCTCGCCTAGCAAGTTCTTCTACGACGTACTGGCCGATAAAGCCTTGTGCTCCTGTTACTAATACCTTCATTGTTCTGTAAATACTTTCTGGTAAGGATTGCTAATCAGTTTATCAGCAATCTTCTTCTTGGCTTGCCACTTAAATCTAGTGTAGCCAAAGTTACTGCCTATATGACTTCTACCGGTTTCCACACCGGGGAATTCTGGGTCCGTAGTTAATAGATAACTCACGTCCCAGCGCCAAGGCTGGTTCTTGCGCTTAGACTTACGAAGTCTAACTTCGTAAACTAGTCTGCCGGTCATTTAATTCTTTCTGTAAGTTGTACGTGGGATTCTGCTTTCCAGTCATAATAAACAATGCTTGCTTGTTCTGGACGTGGTGCATACCCGTTTAGATTACCCATGTGGGCTTGTTCGTAAATCCAACAGTCTACCGGCCCGGTTATACCGTACTCCTTGGTCAACTGAATAAGTTTCTGCGCACCCTTCGGTGAGTACATCAATGATACCATACCGTACCCCTGATACACAAGTGCGGCATACCTGCCACCAATGTCGTATTGAGACGTTTCCCAATCGCCTCTGGTCCTATTGATGCGCGGTATGCCATTTTCATAGACAGTTTCATATCTGAAATCTAGGTGTTGGTTCTCTGGTACCCACAAGGCTACAAAGTCCCAATCGTCTGGTAGTTCCTTGTATACGTCATATAACTTTTCCCAAAAGAATGTGTCAACGATTGCATCATCCTCAAAGACAATGAGAGGCTCGTCCATACCGGCTGCCGTGAACCAGCAATCATAGTTTGATAGCCAGACTCCCAACTCACCAGCCTTGGGATTACCCCAGATGTGACCGTGGTGTTCGATGCCTCTGTTTTCTAATTCTTCGTGGAGGTTGACCTCTGCGGCATTCACGGCTGGGATATCTATTTCACCATCACCGAGAATCTGTCGCAGCACATCAAAGTATGCTTTGCGGTCATCGTTCAAACTGATTATGTTGTACTTCATCTTTTCAACTTAAATTTAGTAATGGCCCTGTAGATTGTCATGGGCTTTACGTTGCAGATTTCTGCAATCTCTTCTACGCTGAGACGCTGCCTTAGATACTTTAAGCGCATCCAGCGTTCGCTCTCATATAATTTCTGGCTCATCGGCGGGTAAGTGCTTCACTCGTGTAGTACGCAATACCCACAGCGTCACCTACGTTGTCTGAGTCGCTAGCAATCGTGAAGAAGGTCTTGGCAAAATCTAGGGTGCGTTGCTTGCGTCTCTTCCTACCCTCATTCTGATACCACGAATCTTTGTGGTCTGGGAAATCTATACGCATTTGATTCTTCTCTTCTGTCTTCAAGTTACCATTACCAATGTATGTCTGCCATGTGATAGGCGCTACTGTTTCTACATTCATCTTATTCTGCATCAAGACACCCAATACCGCGCCGTATACATAGGCTAGTTTAATGGCTACCTGAGCACCTGATTTCGCCACGATAGCAGCCTCCATGCCGATGTGGTCACCCACAAGGATTCCGTTGTCCACAAGAGCCTGTGTCTTGCGCCTTGCGTCATTGAGTCTTTCATAGATATCGCTACCATTGAATTGGACTTCTCCACACGCTACCGGCTTGTTGTCATCAAAAATAGCGTAGGCGAGTGAGAAAGTGGAACAATCAATTCCAATAACTCTACCCGCCTTGCGCTTAGTTAAATCTGCGAAACCCATGTAACCATTATATCACGATTACAGCCAATTTACCGAACCGACGAGGGCTGCTGCCTCTCCCAAATTCTCCTTGCGCTTCCGCGTCTGGCATGGTGCGCAGTCTTCGTTTTCATTATATCTGGACAAAGGGGTTGAACATGTCTTGCATTCTCGCTTCTTACCGCGCTTAATTGCCACTCGTTCGTGGTATTTCTCCATAATCTTACGATTTGTCTCAATCCTGCAACATTCATTCGTGCAGTATTTTTGATTATGAGTTGTCTTGAAAGACTTGTTACCACAACCGGGACGGGCGCATGTAAATTCATTACCAATCATTTACCTTCTCACCCCCGTACCGAAGGTATTTGATTGATGCATATTACTTTGGAACGTCCAATACTGGTAAATCTACTACGCCGTCTTCCTTGTCTGTCCAGCAATGCGTCTTGAATGCGCAAGACTTGCACGCTGGTGACTTATCTGACTTGAATGGTCGCATAGGCTTCTGCCCATCTTCCCAAGCCTTGTATGTAGTTGTCATCCATGCGAACACATCGTCAATAAACTTCTTATTGGTCGGGTTCCATGTAACTGGTAAAACTAATAGATTCTGCTGATTCTTGTTCTCATAAATAAGAAAACCCTTGTTGAGACCCATCACCTTCATGTAAATGAGAACCTGTAGCAAGTGGTACCCCGCTGGCTGGTTCTTAGCCTTCTTGCTGACATAAGACTCCTGTGTAGTTGTCTTAATCTCGCCTACCGCTTCCTCGCCCTGCCACTTGATTACGAGGTCTGCAAATCCTAGAATCGGCGGGAAGGTGTCCGAGCCAATCGTATCAATCTTACGTTCTGCCTCTACCAAAATACCTGTGTTCTTGAATACTTTTTGAATCCTTGTGTGGGCATCTGTACCATATGCCATATTCGCTATACCTGTGGCATCTGCGCTCTCTTCGCGCACAACACCACCAGTAAAAGCATAGAACCACTGTCGAGCACATGTACCTGAACCATATCCGATACCGGACGGAGCAAATGACTTCTTGGCACGGTCAGAAGGCTCTCTACCATCGGCTAGGTAACCCTTGTTAATCAGGTCTGCCAATTTGGGTAGGTCAAACTTCTTCTGGGCCAGAGTCATCTGGTTCGTCTCTACTATTTCTCTCATTTAGTAACTATTCTCTCTTGCTAGGTATTTTAGTGTTTGTGCCATTTTATCACATTGTTCCGAAGCATACATGTATGCGTTCTTCTTAATGTTTTGGTCCGAGCCGGTCTTTCCAATGTGAATCTGCATGTAGACTAAAGCCTGCATCTTAAACTTAAACGCATAGCCCTGCATCTGCACCATTGCCTTACGAGCGGTTGCTATCTTGATATCTGGTCTAGCGATACACTTCAAGGCTAGGTCTAGTGCGGTTTGTAGGTCTTCGTCTCCTACCGCCGCGTGAAGGTCTATGAAATCCTGTATCCCAGAGACATACTCTAGACCTTCTACCAACTTTTCATCAGTCATTGTCTTTGTAACCTACCTCAAATACGACACAGTGAGGATTGGCCGGGTACATGACGAGACTAACTTCATAAATCTCTAGTTCCTTAATTACTCGCATGTTGCCACGTCCTGTTCTCTAGGTCATGAGCAATTTGAGCGCTAATAACTGGTATACAATCCCAAAGGTGTCCACCTAGTTCATCAATGAATGAGGATGCAAACTCGTGGTCGCATCTCAATTCTAAACCTTCAAAAATTAGATACGTTTGAAACTCTACTGAGTCTTTACGGTCTTTGAATTGAAAGAACGTGATTGCTCTCAACTCTGCCGGAATGTGCTTGCGCCACTCTCTGGCGAATGTGTTTCTATCTTCTATGTTATCCATACCGAATCTCCACGGCTTGATGCCATATTGCTCAAATGAGTCCATCTTCTTCTAACTTCCTAAGTCTAATGTAGTCTTCGATGATGTGCTCCGCAACTACCCACAGACGAATCTTAGTGTTACCAGACCCAAGAATAATCTTAAGTGCTGGTTCGCTATGGGAGTTGCGAAGTGCATCACCACAAATCTTTGCCCAAACATCGCGGCTAAGGCTGAAAGACTTGCTGAACTCCTTGTAGTCTACGGTGAATATATCAAGAAAGGCATCGCCCTTCTGATACTGACCTCTACCGGAATTCTTGGTAGCCTTGGCTCCATCTCGCTTTACTTCTGATGCTTCGCTCACAGTTCAATCTTTACTTCATTTTGGTGACCATTGGGGCATGTGAATACTAGAAGTGACTTTGACTCGTAGTAGTCGCCCTCTGAGGTTTCCTCAAAGCACTGGTCGCACACTAGCGTTGAGTTAACAACCTTAGTCACGCCAGACGTTTGAACATGCTGTGCTTCCGCACCTTTGTCGCTAAATGGATTTGGCAAGAATCTCTCCGTAAATCTTCTCTTGGATAACTGGGTTATCACGAAGGTAGGTAATGGCCGCTTTGCGACCATTGAACTGTTCATCGTTGATGGTGAGCCAATTACCCTTCTTCTTTATTACTCCATATTCTACACCAAAAGTGACGACTTCGCCAGTCAGGTCTATTCCTACAAAGTCTCCTGTGTGATACAGGTCGTAGGTATTTGACATCTGACCGCCTTCACCGCGATTCTTTTCGATGGTCCAAGTAATCGGAGCACCTACCGGCTTTTTCAACAGCAATCCATCTCCCACGTGGAACTCTGCCTCAATGATGTCTGACGGCGTACGCCAAAACTTGATACACGTTGAATGAACGTGCTCTAGCGCATTGCCTCCCATTAAAGAGATAGAGGCTCCATAGGAGCCAATCTTGTTTCTAATCTGAGAAATGATGATGATTGCTGTTTTCTCATTTACTCCGTTGAGAGTATTAAGCATGGTACCTATGTTCTTTGAGAAGGTACCAATCTGGCCTGTCTTACCAAACTCAGAAAACTCCTTGGAGTCGCCCTTGGCATCCTCAAAGAATGATGCCGGAAGCAACTGGGAAATGGAATCAATAACCAATACATCAATACCGGCTGTGATTAATTCCCTACCCTTGTTTGTCATGTCTGCGATAGACATGACCTTGCGCGTATGTAGAACTTGGTCTGTATTAACGCCTAAGCGCTGAGCCCACTCCGCACTGAAATTCTTTTCTACGTCAATCCACGCTGTGGACTTACCTTCTTTTTGTGCTTGTGCTACCTGCTGTAGCGCGAACGTAGTCTTACCGCCGCCCTTGTTACCGTACAAGGTTGTGAACCTACCATACCCAATGCCGCCCATAGCCATATTCAGGCCGAGCGATGGTGTTGGTAGGATTTCGTTTTCTACTTCTGATGCTACGCGGAATGCCTCTGCCGTCTTGGGGTTTAGGTTCGCTAGCACTTCTTCAATAGTTGACAAATTCCCTACTTTCTATAGTTCCATTATAGCATAGAAAGTAGGGAATAGCGACCTAACCCCAACGATTACCGTGCTTGGGTGGTCTTGTCTTGTTCTTTTCAACCTTATCAATAATGACCTGATAAAGATTAGGTTCTGCTTCGCCAGCCTCAACCAAAACGTGGTAGATATCTAGGCACCTGATAAAGATATCAGCAAACTCTTCTGTTACTGCTGATGGTCCCTGAGACTTCCTGAGCGCTTCGGTTACCTCTGCTACCTCAGTAACAACAAGCATTAACTTAGCCTGCCACTTATCCATCTCTACCGGGTCAATCCAGAATCCCTTGTCGTCGTTGACGACGTGAATCTGGCTGGCAAGCATATCCATTTCACGACTCTTAACCTTTTCAGTTATTTTGTCTAGTTCCCTAGACAATGCGTCCTTTTTGGCATGGTATTCTGAGTCTTCTCGTTCTAGTTCTCCGGGAGCAAATGCAAACTGTAATTCTTCACTGCTGGGCATTGGCAATCCTATCTGCCTCCTGCTGCTCCTTAATTTCTTCAATCGACTTGATTGAGAAGTTAAGGTTGTTGTCATCGTCCCATTCCATGTGTACCGCGTGTCCAGCCGGTAGGCCATTCTCTACAGTCTCAAATGGAATCTTTACGTGTCCACCCGCGTGGATTACTAGCAACGCCGTAAACGCTGCAATCTGTTCTACCTGTTGTAGTGATTCACTCACTGGTTAATCTCCTTTAATATGTATGACCCATCGTCAGTCTCATTCAGGAAAGCCCTGACCTTTGCTGACGTTAGGCATGGAATCTTTGCCTTGCCCAACAACTTACTGAATATTATTGTCGGGTACAGGTTCTTGTCGCCGTCAGTGAAAACGGCGTCTGCCATTTCATTACCGGCCTTGCTTCTGCGTTCCTTATAGGAGATACAACGGTATTCTCCATCTTTCAGTTCCAGTTTTTCCTTCTCCAAATACTTGCCAAAAGCACCGGCCTTGCCATTAACAAGGTCATCTACGGTGACGTACTGGACGATACTGTTGTTTGATACCAACATGACATACATGTTGGCCTTTTCAATCTTGGTGGACGTGTTGGTAAACGTTCCAGCGGTACCGGACTCATCTACGTATTCTATCAGAGTCCAGCCATGACCGTTCTTGATATTGTAAACCATGCCACAAACCACGAAGGCACCGTCTTGTGTGTATTCTTCGCAAAGCCTGAACTGCGTCTTGATGTGCGGGTCTAGGTCTACCGTGAATGCTGGAATATTGAGATACTCGTAGAAGTTTTCTCTTTCATTACCGGTGCGCGGGTTGTCTGGAAATGCTGCTCCACCAATCTTGTTGAGCGCAGCCAACAATCCGATACTTATACCGGAGCCCTTGGTTGCGCTGACTTCCTTCAAGTTCTCATAACTGCTGAACGGTGCAGCGTCTACTACCTTGGTAGCAGACTTAGACGCAATACCCTTGATGGAAGACAGACCCATTCTGATACCGTCATCCTCAACCTTGTTGTTGACATCACTAGCGTTGACGTGAGGCAACATAACCTTTACGCCTAGACGCTTGGTCTCCATGAGATAGAACATGGACTTAACCTTTTTGTCTGTACCTCCGACGTTGTTCAGTACCGCGTTCATATACTCGACCGGGTAATGATACTTGAACCACGCAGTCCAGTATGAGATATAGGAGTAACCTACTGAGTGAGCCTTGTTAAAGGCATACTGAGCAGACTTCTCCAAGTCGGTCCAAAGGAACTGAGCCTTCTTTTCTCCAAGCGTCTTGGTTGCACCCTCAATAAATGCAGGCTCCCAGACGGCCAACTTCTCTTTGACCTTCTTGCTAATAGCCTGACGGACCTGATTAGCGTCTCTCATCGACATACCGGCGACCGTCGTACACAGTTGCATCTGCTGTTCCTGAAATAGAATCTGACCGTAGGTGTCTCTGGTGAACGGCTCTGTGCTAGCGTGAATGAATTCGTAGTCACCAGTCAACTTACCCTTGATGTAGTTTGCACCAATGCTAGAGTTAGATGCGCCCGGTCGTACGAGAGCGTTGGATGCAACGAGGTCGTTGAACGTCTGAACGCCACCCATGTCCAATAGTAGGTTAGTATAAGGGCCACCTTCACACTGGAACACAGCCTTTGTGTGTCCCTGTGAAAGCATGGACAAAACCTCTGGGTCTTCCTTCAACAAATCGTTTGGGTCAATGAGTTCGTACGGGTCAATCTCTACCCCGTGCCTCTTTTTGATATCAGCGATTGTCTCTAGAATAACTGTAAGGTTATTCAAGCCAAGGAAGTCGTACTTGATAAGGCCAATCTCGGCAGCCTCCGTCATGTCTACCGCGATGAGCGGCACACGTCCCTTAGCCTCATCCTGTGGGTCCGTAGCGGTTTGCATTGGTACGTACTGGTCAATCGGTACCTTGGAAATAACGGTGCCGCCAGCGTGCATTCCCGTGCTCTTGATACGACCCTCTAGAGCGCGTGCCAGCGGCTCAACCTCAGGATACTTTCTCCTGAATTCGGCTGTTGATTCACTTGTTGCGAAAACCTCTAGAGCCGGGAAGTCCGGGTCGTCAGTGAGCATCTTGGTAACCTTGTTTACCTCACCCTGTGGGATAAGGAAAACAGATGCGGCAGACTTGATAGCAGACTTTCCACGGAACAGCGTGAACGTCATGATGTTAGCGGTATAACCATACTTACGGTTGACGTATTCCTTAACCTCATATCTACGCTTGACCTCAAAGTCAACGTCGATGTCGGGCCAGTCTGGGCGGTCTGGGTCTAGGAATCGGAAGAACAGCAACTTGTAGGGTATCGGGTCAATATTGGTAATGAATAGAGAATAGTTGACCAAAGATGCAACACCAGAACCTCTACCCGGACCCATGAAGATGCCCTGCGCTCTGGCCCATCTAACGATATCAGATAGGATAAGAAAGTATACTGCAAAACCCATCTGCTTGATGATAGCCAGTTCTTCCTCTACACGAGCAACATACTCTGGGTCGTCAGCCTTACCGCGCTCCTTCAAACCCTCAAACGCCTGACGGCGTAGTTCCTCATCCAAATCCTCAATGGTTGCATCGGGAGTCGGTAGAAGGTCAAGGTTCTTGTATAGTGGATACTCTCCAACCATCTGTGCGATGATGTCGGTATTCGTAATGGGCTCGGTACCGATACCCTGTTTTGCTAGAGCCTCAACATGGTCTTGTGCAGCATGTAGATACAGACCAAACTTCTCAAAGGTGAGTGAGCGGTCTGGGTAAAGGTAGTTGTACCTTTCTAGATGCTCCATCTGCTGAGACTTGGTAAAGTCAAATCTCTTGTTGATGTCAGGCTTGGTGCTCAGGATGAGCATGGCCTCTTGAATCCACAAATCTTCCTTGCGAGCGTGGTGGCAGTCTGATGTGACTACCGGCTTGATTTTTAAGTCTTCGGCAATCTTCAAAAGACCTGCGTTGATGTAGGCTGGGTTGTGGCCCTGAATCTCGATGAAGAAACGCTCACCTAGAATAAACTTAAGACGAGTAGCCAACTGTAGCGCACGCTGGTAATCCGGGACGTGACCGTTCTCTGTGGTCAAGGCAGATGCCAACAAACCACCTAGGCAGCCTGAGAGCACGACGATATCCTCATTGTGCTGTTCTAACAGGTCCATGTCGATACGTGGCTTAGAGTAGAACCCGCCTGTCCATGCTTCCTGCATCATGGCATTGACATTGCGCATGCCATTTTCATTCATGGCAAGGATGCCTATGTGGTTGAATGCCTTGGTACCGTCCGCACGCTTATTTGTTGAGCGTCGGTCAAAACGGTCTGTGTCTGAGATGTATGCCTCGACACCTAGAATTGGGATAATACCGGCTGTTGCAGCAGACTTCTGAAAGTCGCGCCAACCGGAAAGCGTTCCGTGGTTGGTCTGGGCCAAGTGGGTCATGCCCAACTCGTTAGCCCTCTTCATGTACTCGGTCGGGGTGTTAACACCGTCCAGAACTGAGTAATGGTCGTGCAAGTGTAACTCGTGGTACTTCATTCAAATCCTTTGATTAGAAGGGCTTTGCCCTTTTCATTTTCATAAATGTTGCGAATACAAACTGACCTGTTGCTCTGCGCTTGCCCATCTTCCAGTGTAGCGCAGTTACTTCTCTGTGGCAAGGCATACATAGAGGACGTAGGTCACTCATTAATTCCCTACCGCCGAAACGGTCGTAGGTTAAATGATGCACATGCAGCGGACCCCGCCGTGAGCCGCAAGCGTAGCATTTCTTACCGTAATGGTTAAATACTTGTTCACGCTTGCGAGCCCACTGCGGGGAACGCATGTAAATCTTGTAACTTCTAGTTACCAAGGAGATTCTGAGACAGATGCACCGGCAGTTGCGGAAGCCAACTCTGGCTCTACAACTGGCGAACTACCTCTAGCGTAGAAAGCAGCCTGCTGACCGTAAGGTACATCAGACAAAACTTCCTGTACATCTACCAGTTCAAACTCCTTTAGTGGAGTTGCGGTCTTCGGAAGGTCCTCGACCGGGATGATGCTGTAAGATGTGTCGTTGAAATTAGAACCCTTGCGAGTAATCTGGAAGGTCTTACCTAGGATTGTCTCCTTGGAAGCCTTCGTGTTTAGGAAGAAGTTGGAAAGGCTGTCGTAGATTCCGTTGTAAGTGGACTGCTCTACTAGGTAGACAGTGCCGCCCTTGGCGTCATCTGGAAGGTCAGTGGTGAAATACTTCTTCTTACCATTGATTTCAACTTCCTTAGGCTCACCAGCAATAACGTTGATGGTGAACTTTTCCTTCTGCTTCCAGCCCTTGCGCTGCTCCCACTCAACGTTTGAGTTCTGAACCTTTTCGCAAGGTAGGCAGGCGCCCTGAGTTTCTGTGGAACACTTTGCAGCATTCATGAAACCATTCTTGGGGTCATCTCCGTTTGTGTGGAAGATGTGAACTACGCCCTTACCAATCTCTGGGTCGAAGCCCTTGGCGTCATCGTCAATCTCTTGTCCGAAACGAACAATCGCTGAGTCGCCGTCCTTCTGTAGTGCAAAACGCTGTACGCGGGGCTTAGCAGCCTCTTCACGTCGGGCCTCTTCTGCCCTCTTGCGCTCCTGATATTCCTTTAATCCTAGTGCCATATTATTTGAATTCCTCTAATTTTCTATGTATTGAACGGATTCAACCGTTACTCTATTCTACCACAATCTGATACTCAAAGCAACCCTATGATTGCCATTCAAGATACTCGTAGTGACTGATTGTGTTGCGTAGACAATGCCTGATTTCATCATCAGTCATGTCGGATGCGTCCTTCACATCGCGTGCGTAAATGTGTCTATCATCGTACGTAGCCCAAGAAATCTTCATCTTAGGTAATGACTCTGCTATCTTCATACCCAAATCTCTACCGGGCTTGTGACCTTGGCACATATCAAATCTTGCCTTCAAACACGCGGCGCAATGCTTGTGGTATACAATGTCATCACCAAGTTCATTATCAGTAAAGATAATGGCATGGGTGAAATGTCTACTCAGCAATGCCTTTTGAACCTGAGATATACTACCGCCCAGAAGCGCTCCAACATTGGGATAACCAGACTGGTGAATCCTCATGGCATCGAATGTTGACTCGGTAAGGATAATGGTTTCATGCTTGCGCGCGTTCTGCAAGTTCCACACTATCTTGCTTTTGTGGAAGCCAGTACCATTGGGTTCTGCACCAAAGTTCTTGAAACTCTTACCCTCTAGACTTCTACCGACTAAACCGACCGGGCGTGACCTGTGGTCGTAGGCTGGCACAACAATCATGTCTGTGGCCCTGTATATTGGCTTGTCTGCTTTTAGCGCAAGTCCCACGTTGAATGCTGCCAAGGTGGTGTTGCTAAAACCTCTACCGTGCAAATATTCTAGTGCAGCCGGGTGTCTCTTTAGACGGCTGTGCATGAGGTCGATAGGTTCTTTTGGAAACTCTTTTAGTTCTGTTTCGTCTTCTATACTGATGGAATCGAACTTATCTTTGAATGATTCGCCGGTATTCTGCTTCTGAGCCTCGATAAACCTCTTGGCAACGAACTGCTCCATGCCCTTTAACTCTCTCACCATTCTTTCAAGTGAAAGTTGAACGTCTACGCCTTTGGCGCATGATGGGTTGAAACAAATAGAATAACCATAACGCTTAGACGTGCTGAATGCAGGCGTGTCTGTGTTACCATGATAGGGGCAAAGTGAGAGGAAGTCGTTTTCCGTCTCTTCCTTTATCTCTATACCCAGAGCGCGAAGGACGGCCTCTACTTCACTGGCTGAGAATACTTCTCTACCAGACGACCATTCATCATTCCTGCTTGTTGCCACGAATTCTCTTCTCCTACGTGTGTTCCATATACGGATAATGTGAAAGAGAACGTTTCGGTGTCCGCGTCGTATTCGCGGGTAAACTGTGGGATGAGGTCCAGTATAGGGATGAAACCTTCATCCCTCATACCGGCCTCAACGTCATGGATTAGCCTTTCTCTTGTCTGTAAAAACGTACCGCTTGTCACAGTACCAGTCAATTCGAAACGCTTAATGTCGTTATGCACGGTAAATCCTATCTAGTTGATAGAATTATACCACGTATTATTACATATCGCTAACTAAGCCCATTGCCTGTTCAAGTGAAAAGAACTCTTCATAAATACCAGTATTAATATTGGCTCTGAAATATCCACTAAACAATTCACCGTTGCGGTTCTTCCTACCGACAATCTCAATAATTACTGAACCATCTTCCATCTTACCGTCGTGGCGGTGAACCGCAAAGGCAAGGTCAGCGTTGAATGCCAACTGCTTGGACCAAGCAATCTGCTCAACGATGGGAGGATGGTTAATACTTGACGTATTGTCTGGTGTTGCAGATGAAATAAGAATAATAGGAATATCCTTGGCTACCGCCATTCTCTTGTATTCATCTGCCATGTTACGCATGCGCGCAACCATGTCAGATGAGTTAGCGTTATCGGTCATCAACTGAGCATAATCAAGTATGATGATGCTCGGAAGGTATTGGTCATACTTTGACTGGACGTAGGCTGGTGTTACATTGTCCCCGTTGTGGGCTACAATGTTGAAACCCTTACCCTGAACCGTCTCTGACCACTTCTTGAAATCATCAATCTCAACGTCACCATTTGCTAGGTCAGAGTTCTTGAACAAACCGTGACCCATCATGGTGTACGCTCTGTCGCGTACCTTTTCGCACTTCATCTCCATAGAGACAATCATTGGTCTGTGACCCTTGTTGAATGCGTTAATAGCAATCATGGTCGTAAGCAATGACTTAGCCCTACCGGTCCAACCTAGCACAATCGCTAGGTCGCCACCAACAAGACCAGATGTATACGCACTATCAATGAAACTGATTCCAGTAGGAATACCCGGCACGCCACCCATTTGCTCGGCTTTAAGTTTTGTTGCCTCGTAATGCTCTACTGCTTTACCAAAGTCAGTGATATCCAAATCTTGCGATTCGGTTGAAATACTCTTAAGACCCATAAGGTCCTTTATTACACCATCTAGAATTCTATCAGATGGGATGCTGCCAACTGCGTCACGCAACTTCAACGTAATCTTTTGTAGTTCTGATGTCTTGTACTCTTCGCGCAGAAGGTCTACGTAATACCCGGTCTCGCCCGGTACATCAATCTTGTCGAAGTATTCAAACTTCTGTTCCAAGATTGATGTGTCAGGTATTGACCTGTGCTTTCCGTAATACTCCTGAATGAACTGCCATACATCAGAATATCCAACAAACATTTCATTGATGTTATTACCAGCCAAAAGTGGCTGTATATCCTTAGTGAAGCAAATGGAGTTCAGGACCTTTAACTCAGTTGTTGCCATGTCTCTTCCTCCATTCCTCTGTGCGAATCCTTGTAGCCTCGCGCAGTATTGCTTGTTCTGCTATATCCTTTTCAATGACCTCTTTGGTCTCCAACAACTTGTCGTAGTTGTAGAAAAACCATTCCAAAGAATGCTGGTTGACTGAGACGGTAGTGAAGTAATAATTAATAAGTTCCATCAACTGGACCTCTGTCATATCCTCCAACATACCGTCCCAGTTCCAACGAGCGATGTTACGATTGAACTTCGCAGCGAAACCGTACTTTTCTTTGTACTTGGTACCAAAGTAGGACGACATTGAATGCGCCTGCTTCGGACTGGACACTACTTGTGAACCTTGCCGATTTCTGCTTCTAGTTCGGCAATCTCATCCAGCAATCTCTCTGACACGAAAGCCTTAACTCTGTTGAACGCCTCTGAAAACTTCTCGTCTTCGCGCGGCTCGTCCTCTACGCCAATTTCCAACTGTAGAGATTCGAAGTTACCCATGTTACGAGTGAACCTCGCTCTGTATGATACGCTTCCCATATTTCTCCTATAATTTTTCTGCCTGCCATGTCGGGACGAAGTTGCCTTCGCTGTCCTTCACGTACAGAACTGTACCCTGTCTCACCATGGCGCGCAACTCGGAGGCGGTCGGTAGTTTTCCTGTGCTAACCAAACCGTCTGCTCGTGGTCTGCCGATGTGGACAGTTTTCAAATAACTGTGCAAGTCCATGATGTCCTTTTCAGACCACATGTACTTGAAGATATTCCTGTTCTCATCTAGTCCGTATGTGTGCTGCGGCATCTTGACATCACCAAAACTGATGTGTCTCCATACGTTCTCGGCGGTACGCCCCATCATTTCAGCGACTTGTGGGGTCGTGAATGCTTGTTCGCCGTTTTTGCGAACATCTGAGTAAATGTACTTGAACATCTTACCCTTGGGATAATTCCAAGCGGTAATAAGGTCATCGCCTCGACTAATGTGAATCTTCTTGTGCAGGTCACCACGGTAGAAGAAATACCTTAGAGGCTTTTGCCTAGGCTTCTTCGTAGTGGTCACGCGACAAGTGCCGCCTTCACATACTCTTTAATTTGCGTATAGAGTGGATGACTGTAGCCAACAAACTTTCTATCACCACAACGCAAGCAGAAGGTTTCGTAGTTCCTATTGTCAGTGAACGTCAGGTCTACGAATACCTTCCCCTTGCATCTATTGCATATAATCAATTCTTATTCCTTAACTAGAGAGGCAGGACTTACTGTACCGGAAACTTTACCGGCGACCAATGCCTTCAAGAAGGAGGCAAGGGCTGCGGTGCCAACTACGGCTGCTGCTGCCTTGAAATCTACATTAAGCAAGTTAGACTGCGCTGCGGTGAAAACACCAACTGCTGCCTGTGCTGCTGTAGAAATAACTCGTTCGGAAGTATCCTTCCAGAACGACTTCGTGAAAATGTTCATCTTAACCTCCTTAGTCGTGATACCTAATTATACCACTTAAGGACTTATGATTCACCCGTTGAATACCTTACCGTCGAGAACGACGGTATAGTTTCTCATTGGGATAAACTGTAGATGAGCCTTACCATCCACCACGTAAGCAATGCCGAAGCCCTGCTCCCATGCTGGGTTGATTGTGTACTTCAAACCGTACCCGTTGGGGTCACAAAGATGACCAGTTCCCATACCGGCCAAACTCTGGCCGGTCATCGGGTAAGACTTGTAGACGACACCGCCACGATGGTCGTGACCACGTACTAGACTAATGTTGTATGTCTCTATGTCGTTTTTGACGGCGAGGCCAGTAGTTGTAGTAGTAGCGCCATGGTGGACATAAATTCCCGCATATCTTTCAACAGGAGGTAACTCATATAGCCTCCAACTAATACCAAGGTCATCAAGACCCCAAAGCATATTAGGCGTAATCTCATCTAGATAGTCCGGTGCTTTCTTGTCCATGTACTTGAAGATGCGGATATCATGGTTGCCTAGGCTGGCATGAATCTCGGCTGTCTTGTGTGCAGTACGTAAATCTGTATAGAATTCTCTAGCGCCTAGGGCGTTTTCCTTGACGAAAGGTAGAGGATTCGTGGGAAGAATAACTGGTTCTTCTAGTAATTCAAAAGACTCTGTAGTAAGATTGACAGCCTGAGCAGTCCTCTTAGACATTTCTTTCTCATATATAGCCAGATTCTTCTCGTTCTCCTTGACATTCTTGTTAATCTCGGAGAAGAACTCGTCTGTTGTACCGTCACTGAATGTGGAATACTCCAACTGGTCGTCAATGTCTCCTACGACATCAATAACATCTGGCTTCCAACTCTTCATAACCTTGAAGAACAAGGCTACCGCGCGCTTGTCGTGATAGGGAATCTGTAGGTCTCCTACGAATGCCCATTTCATTACATTGTTCATTTATTTCCTTTTGTTTCAAACGAACATCGGGCGTGCGGTTGTCTCGACTTCTCGTTTACCGGGCCGTGTTCAGTTGATGGGACAACTATACCACATGTTGAGACAATTTGCTAGCGGTTCTTGATGGAGGTTATTGAATCTAACACGCTACCCAAGAAGTGCTTTTCGTTGCGTTGCTGGTCCTTGCGGCCCAGCCAGTATCCGACCAACATACCAATGCAACCAAGTATAGCAAAAGCGATACTCAATACAGTAGTGAAAATAATTCTCTTTATGACAGTGTTGTGTTCTGTGACTTTCTGATTTCTCAGAACGGTTCTAAGTTTTGTCTTGACCTTGGTTACCGTGACGGTCTTGGTCTTGCTTGGCGCAGATATGGTCTTCACAGCCGTCACATGGGCCGTCACGGTATTAGTAGCATGATGAATGACTACCGGCCCACGGATGGTTATTAATTCCGTAGGAAGCGGCACAGAGATTGGCGAGGGTTGTACGGTCACCGCTCTAGGAGGTAGCGTCACAGTTGCTACCGGCAAGGTCACCGTCTCGCTGGGGACTGTTGCCGTTACAGGAGGTAAAGTAATTTCGGCGGTAGGTGCAGCAGAACCACTTGCATCTTGGGCAACTGCATATATCGGCACTGCTATTGCTAATGCCGTTAAACTACTAGCGGTTAACGTTTTCCAATTCTTCATGAGTTAATTATGCGGCACCTTTTATAAAATTACAAGTGGCGTGTGCCGGTCTAACATTATCCCAAGTGTGTGTTCCACCTTTACACAAAGGAATGACATGCTCTACCGTCGCCGCAAGCGGGTCTGGGAATCTACGATGTGGGTCTATCGTTTCCTTGCAAATATTACATATCCAGTTGTGTAGTTCAAACAGGGTCAGGTGGTCAATCTGGTCTCCCTCAGCGTAGACTGCTCTACGCTTCGGAGAGTAGTACCTGCCCTTGTATCGGCTTTTCGCCAATACCGACAGTCCCCTCTATATTTTAATAACCTAGAGCCTTCCAAGAGACATACACATTCCTAGGAATGCTCTTAGTCTTTGATAACGTTTCTGCAAAGACATGTGCGTGGAACCCTGCGGCGGTAGGTCTAAGGCTTCTTGAAAAACCTTGTACCGTCACGTACAGCGTTCTCTGATAGTTTGACACAATATCTGTTGTAACTATAGGCAAACACTTTGGAGAAAAATAACTGTTAAAACTGATTGTTGCTACCCTCTCCCTAGACTTGCTAGAGGTAATAAGGGCTAAGCCAGATGCTATCTTAGTTGATGTTACCGGGCTGTGGTCTGTTGCTGGACGAGTCTTGCTTTGGTCTGCTTGTGTTATGTTGTTGAACAAGAAATTGTCATTGTTAACCATCGTATCAATCATGTCATCTGTGAAAGGTACGTTGGCTGCCCATGAAACTACCTTGAACTCTGTTGATGCCATTAGTACCCCAAAGCGTGCCAAGACACATAGAAGTTACGTGTAATCTTCTTAATCTTGGTTAGGGTATCGACGTAGGCTGTTATCTGGAAACCATCAGAGGTAGGCAGAAGGTTCGCTCCCGGACCCTGTAGGGTCGCCCATATCTGACGCTGGGAATCTGCAACTATACCGGTCGTGACCTGAGGCTTGCAACTCTGGCTGAAATAACTATTGAAGTTTACTGCAACGGTGGCGTACCTAGACTTGCGAGCGGTAATCAACGCAAGGCCGGAAGCAATCCTGATTCCAGTATCCTTCTTTATGCCGGAACCATTGTACTGAGCACGGGCCATGTTGTTAAGCAGGTACACGTCGTTATCGCTCATCGTCTGTAGTTTATCTGGTGACAAAGCGTCGTTGGGGTTCCAACTAATAACGTTGAACTGCGCTGATGACATTTAGTATATTTCTGCTCCCATGTCCATAGATTTGATTTCAACATCAGAAACAACTATGGCATCTTCCTTGGAAACACCAAGTCGTCTGAATACTTCCGGCGACGTTATATGTCGTAAAGTTGCTGCTGATACTAAATACAGTTTACCATCGGCAATGTTATTTAGCAAAGAGCCGTCACGGTACGGCAACTTACGAACGGCGGTAGGGTACTTCTCCAATGCCAGTTCGGTAGTGATGACGACGATAGGGAAATTCCATGAGTCTAGGACCTTCTTTGAAGGTATCCTGTACTTCTTACCGTCCTTATTAATCAGATAAGCCCCCTTAGCAGTTTGAACTGCTACACCAGCAGGATAGTCCTGTGGTGTTAGGGGGATATACTGATTACTTACGTCTCGTTGACTTCTGCGGAACTTCATCTACCGGGACCGTCTCTTCTGCCGGAACCTGTTCTGGTTCTGCTGGTGATGAAAGATACTCAATTTGAGCCTGTGCAGCCTGCAACTCACTAGACAAACTCTGGATACGCTGGTTAAGTTCACCAATGGTCAGAGTTGCTTCTGCGCGCAGGTCAGCATTTCTCTCTTCGTACTGTGCTACAATCTCTGCAATACGTTGTGTAATTGCTTGTACCTTTAAAGCATCTCTAGTAGGTACTGTTTGTTCTGTTTGCTGTATAGTCATATTTCTCTTTCTTTGTTGTTGTAAGTATAACTGGCCTACCGGCCAGTGTCAAGTCTTAGGTAATCTCATCCACTACAAGGTACGCTGCGAAACTTCCGGCGGTACCATCATCATAAAGTCCTGCTGTTCCACCTTGTCCAGTTAGTACGGCAACCACGTTTTCTGTTTGTGTTGTTGGAGCAATGAATTCACTAATTAGGGATGCAGTTACAATACGACCTACCGCTCTACAATCCCAGAATGAACGCGCAAACACCGTTCCACCTGTGCTTGCAGAAACACCATGCTTAAAATCAATATTGAAATACTGTCCAGCAGTTCCCGGCACAACGTTTCCCATCCAAGTTGCTCTATATCGAGCACCAGCCTTTAGTGCAAATGTTACACTTCCTGCGTTCTGTGCTACGGTGCTAGCAGTTACCGTAGTAGAGGAAGCGATTACACCGGTACCAACTCTCTTAACAGAGCCAGACATTCTCCAAGTACCATCACCATTAATATTAACTAGAGGACCCAATGAGTCTGATGTTGTTGAATTAATAGCAGCAACGGTACCACCAGTGAAGGTTACTGTTCCGGTAGTTAGAGGCTGTCCACCCGTAGTACCGTTGTTTGATACAATAGCAACTGTCTGGCTTGGATATGTTACGGTTGCTCTTAGGTGCCACGGACCTCCACCAGCAGGCGGGTTAAGAGTAGGTTCGGTACCAACCGTACCGGTATCAGCCATGTATATCCTTGCTGAGTCTGGCGTGTCAGTACCGCCCTTAGGAATAGAAACAATTGTTACAGATGCCTGAGAACGCTTGATAAATGTGTACTTGTTTCTTGGGCTTAGGTCTGTCTCATGAGTATTACCAGAGTTATACCAAGAATATCCAATCCAGCGATAGTGACTGATACTTGCATCAGAACTCCAAAATGCGTCGTTTGTTTGGTATTCAACAACCTTCTGTCCCTGAATACCATAAATCTTCGTTGCTGTAGAATCATAATAAGCAGCAGATTCCGTTGCAGAGTAAGCACAAACCCATTGTTCATTTGTCTGGTTGGTTGCTAGAGTGTTGTTGTAAGGTAGGTACTGCTGTGTCCAAGCGGTGGAGCCGAATGCCCTGTTCTTGATGTAGTATCTATCAGCAGTAACACCATCAAGAGCACCAATTCTCATTACAAATGATGGGTCTGTAATGGTTCCGGCACCAGAGCCGGACACAGTTGTTGTACTTATATTACTACTTGGGATACCAGCAATAGCACTACCACCAGTAATATTTGGAACAGCGGTGGCAAGGCCAATGGGAGTCACCTTCAAGTTTGTACCGTCATTGTAAATGATTAGTGGTCTACTGTTTACGTAGTCCCATCCTATCGTTCCATTGTTGTGGAATACGTTATAACCTTCGAACAAGACAGTATAACTGTTTATCTTTGTCCAAGATGTATTGAATGTGTATATAATCTTTCTTCCACCATAAAGTGTATATTGACCACTTTCAGTGGTGACCTCTACGTGATATAGGGAGTTGGTTGAATCGTATACAATTCCATTATAGTAGTAGTATTGAGTAACACCGCCGAATACTGATGTTGTTGCGTCAGTAAACTTTGTTGATACAAATGCACCTGTAGCAATGTTGAACTCTTGAATGTAGTTGGTACCTGCCGTTCTATTAACGATAAAGTAGTTACCTGTATCACCCTTACAAATACCATATGTTGTTCCACCGGAGCCACCAGACAAGTTGTTGTCGTTATAATTCCTTGTTACTGTAGGTGCTGATGTAGGAGCAACAATCTTAGCACCAATTACTAGGCTTGAACTGATAGGCAAGGTTGTGGTTCCACCCAAAGTAGCACCAATATTAACGGTAAGAGTATCTGCTGTTAGGTTACCAGAAATAATGTTTGGATTGGTACCATCGGTAGGAAACTCAATCAACTTTTGACGCTGTACACCGGGGTCTGTTGAAAAAGACTGGGCAAGACCAGTTACGGCAGTAGAACCAAATGTACCGGACGCTGTAGTGACAAATGTAAACGTTGTTAGGCTTGGTGTGGATGCAACTGTCCACGTACCGTCGCAAGAAAGGCCAACATTAGAAATAACCAACTTGTTTCCAACAACAAAACCATGGTTCTGAGCCGCTGTTGCTGTGACGGTATTAGATGTAGACACAACGTTGTTGACGTTTACAGAATATGGACTATAAACGTGGAAACCAGCAGAGTCGGTTAGAATCTGCTCACCCATCAAACCGTTAGCAGAGATACTACCAAGAACGTTAAGACTTCCTGAGAACTGAGCATCTGCTCCAAGCAAGTTACCAGAAAGAGTCATATTGACAAACTCTGCGCTACCATCTGAGTTGATGTTCCAACCTGTTACCCCAGCCACATATGAGTAGGATTGAATGTTGGAGCCAGTTCCTTCTGCTGAGTTAGAACCAACTATTGCGTTACCGCGAATTAATAGGCTTCCGAACTGAGCAGCACCAGCGGTATCAATGCTCCAAGTTGGCAACGTTACACCATTAATGGTAAGACTGTTGTATGAACTGATAGCACCAGTTCTGATTAGGCTACCATTGATAGTTGTTCCACCGGGGTCGCGATACTGTGTAGCAGCGACGTTCCAGAACTTTGCAACATCTGCATAGAAAATTTCTGTTGATACTGTCGCAAGAACTTCGTAGTACATTGATACATATGCACAGCCAGCAGGCACAAGGAAGGTTGGACTTTCTAGATATGTCCATCCTGTGTTATTAATGGTGTTAGAATCACCTATTACAGTTCCCAAAGATGCGCCGGAAGCATCCCAATACTGTAGGTTCATTCTTGCTGACCTGTTGGTCGCAGCACCAAACATCCAAATTGAACCCTGATAGGTAGCGCCAACAGTAACAGGGAACGCATCTGTCAATACGGTTGTGTATGACTTTACAGCCAAAGTTCCGTTTGCTGTTGAGATTGACTTTAGTGAGTTTGAACCAGACAAGAACTGCGTTGGAGATACAGAAAGTGTTGGAGCGTTTGTCATCTGTGACCAAGGAGTTACAGCAGTTTCAAAGTTGTTGTTGGTTGGCAATACAGTTGAAGTTGCTTCAATCTGCATACCATCAAAAGTGGTAGTCATTGATGACGTAGCCGTAGTAAATACCAATGCTGCTGGGCCTAGTGAAGATGGTGGAATATTTACGTTACCAATGTACCTTCTCCACACACTGTCTGCTACCGGCGTGAAAGCAGTCATAGCAACATCTAAGAATGTTGAAGTACCAGTCTTTACCCTAACCTTTGGAATCCATGCTCCCACAGTACCGGACTGAACCCTGTAATAGAATGAAACCGTATAATCACTATTTGCGGTTAGGTTGTTCTTTCCAGAAGGAACACCTGATGGGTCGTTGTCAAAAAGGACGGTTGTCGGCGCAGAAGAAGTGACTTGGAAGCACTGGGTTCCGAACTTTGACTGGAAGGTGCTGAAACCAGTTGGAACAGAAAATCCAGTAATAGTAATCTGATTGTTTGCTCCGCTTGGTAGGTAGTATGATGCTGCATACTCAAATGCTGCATAATCATATGATAGGAGATTGACGCTATCAGAAATATTGATTGCTGCTGCTGAGATACTACCGGCGTTGATAACCAACTGTGTGCTATCTAGGTAGAAACCTCTCTTGCCACCACTAATTAGATAATCTGATGACCTAAGGACACCATTTGTGGCGCTATCTCCAAGAGTAAGGTTAGACTTGACTACTAGGTCGTTGATGATACCCGTACCGGCGATGATTAGGTTTGCATTGACGCTTCCAATCTGCGCGCTGGTAATGGTTGCGTTAACGATGTTGGTAGCAGCAATTAGTCCTACTCCTGCGGCTGCCGAGTCAGGTGAGAAAGATGACTTGTTACCAGCGATATCAACAGCCTTGACGCGAGTAATCCAGTTCTGTGTTGCTCCACCACCGGACGCCGGAATATTGAATGTTCCTACCGCGCTTTCGTCAAGCGTGCTAGCCTGCATGGTACCAATCATATTTGTAGGAGCAGCAGCAGTTCCTGCGTATACCTCATAATAATCAGTATCTCTTTCAAGTATTCCACCGGCCTGCTTTAGACCGCTATGGCTTACCTGAATCTGTAACGTATTTGCTACAGCGGTAGGAGCGGCAGGTTGGCTAGGAGCGGTTGTGTCTGCTGTGGAAGTAATAGGATTACCAGCCGGTGATGTGTAACCAGACACGTTGCCAGAATAGTCTCTTGCTGCGACACCAATGTAGTAAGCCTTGCCCGGAACAACAACAAGTCTGGTAGCGTGATTTGCCTTATCAACTACTTGGTATGTGTACTGACCAGTTACTTGACCATATTCAACAATGTAGTCCTGTAGGTCTGCTTCCGCACCCAGAGGCCAAGATAGGTCTATGTAACCTTCCTGAGTTGTAGTATTGAAACTAGGCGTAGCAGTAACAGTTCCCGGATTGGCAGGAGGCGTAGTGTCTATTGTGAAAGTGCTCTTTGGACTGAACGGACCAGCACCAATAGGGCTTGCTGATACGGTTCCAAACTTATCTACAGCATAAACTCTAACCCAGTAACTAGTCAAGAATGCAGTTGTTGGATAAGTATAAGAGTTATTTAGATTTTGGTACACAGTTGAAAAACCGGTGCTACTAGATGTTGTAGACAGGTCTACTCTATAACCAATTAAGTCTGTATCTGCAACTACCGGCCACTCAAACTGTAATGCATTATAGAGAGGAGTTACAGTGACAGATGCAACATTTGTAGGCGCTGGATTTGTGGCGCTCTGGGTGGTAGCATTGTAGGCGCTGGTATTACCAACAGCATCAACTGAACGAATCTTTGCAGTAACAGTTGCAGCAGGAGTTCCGAATAGGATTCTATTCTGGTCAAATGTTAATGTATATGAAACATTAGTGGTTCTGATGGTTGTTGTTGCAGTACCGTTAGAAAGTGTTATTTCATAGTGGTCAAAGTCCTTGTTTTGGTCAAGGGTCATGTTGATAGGCTGCCATGTTGCGACGAAAGAGTCTGCGCTAACAACCCAAGGATTGCTAACAGCCCACGCAGGAATGTCTGGGGCTATAACATCTGATGTTGTACTTATTGAAAATCGGTTGGACCAGTCGGATACAGAGTTACCGTCGCTAGCCCTGAACTGCATGTAGTAGTTGTGACCCGGCTGTAAAGCCGGAAGTAGCAGTCTAGCCATTATAGACTTACCGCTAGACTGTATTCGATATCTTGAACTAGACCATCAGTCTTTGTAACGAATGATGCTGGTACGAATCGTGCAACCAAACCGTATTCAGGAGCAAGAGTGTCTACGTCTTCAATCCTAATACCGTCCCATTCGACAGATGCGCTACCGCCGCTCGTGGCGGTAGTATCAACCTCAACCTGATTGATGTTAGACCAATCTGGCGTGCCGGTAACAGTTGCGGTTCCCTTCTGGAAAGATGCAAAACTGTAACCAACAGATGGTGAAGTAATCGTAAATGTGTAGTAGTTGCTAGAGTCTGTAAGGAACTTAATCTTCATGTTGGCACAGAATGCATTATCTACATTATATGCAACGACGAAAGTGTCTAGTGAGGAACTACCTGAGAAATCTAGTGTCAAACCAGAAAGAACGCTGGTCACTGTGGTGCTAAGTGCGGGAGTATGCTTTAGAGAATCTACACCGATGCGAGCAATAGTGGATTCTGGCGTCTCGTTTGTCCAAGCCTCGTTTGCAAGGTCGAATGAAGTGACCTCTCGGCTGGCCTGATTACCGGCTGCTGAGTTGACCTCAGATGTCCATAAACCAACCTCATAAATCTTACCTGAAACAGTCTCATCCAATGAGCCCTTGAAGACTAGGCTGTCGGTTGTGAAGTCGTAAGTTGTGATTGCTACAGGAATTCTAGCGAACTCAAACTGTAGTCTAACATCGTTAATCGTTGCTGCTGTACCGCCGCAACCTACGGAAATGGCACCGACAACGTTACCGGCTTGACCGGCTAGGTAACGCTTGATGAATGTCTTTCCCTTGGCTGTTAACATATTAGTTTGGTGATACCCTCACTTGATAATCTACCGCTCCGGGTACCTCTTCAACGTCTATTACCACATCAACAACCTGATTGCCCTGTGGGTCTGTTCTTACTGTCTGTGAAATAATGGTGTATGATGACGGGGTATCTAGAGCATTGGCAGGTTCGTCCTCGACAAGCATGGATGAGTTATCATCTAGAGACTCGCTCTGAGGGTCAATATTTGCATCTGGGTCTGGAATATCAGAAACAACATCTGGCTTGACACCAATCTTGGCGTTCTTCAAGTCAGAAGGAATTTGAAGGTTCGGGTCGAAATCTGTCCAAATCTCTGTCGTCATAATATAAGTATATCGTAACAACAGGATAAGTCAAATACTAACTGGCTCTACGCAAACTCAACTTTGTGGTAAGTCCGCCGTCAAATGCATTGTCAATACCTACCACGTAGTAGTTAGCATTGATGTCTAGGTAGTTGACGTGAACTAGGTCTGTAAGTTCAATAAGAGGGTTACCAAATACCTCTAGTGTTACATCTGAATCAGCCTTTTGCCAGTGAGTGGTTAGCCAGTTGGCGAAGTTGGTTGCTTCCTGCTTGTTCTGAATCCAAGGGGATGCATACTCGATAGCGATAGGACCACGACGCTTACCCAGCGCTGTAGTGTCTTCTTGAACAATTTGTAGTTTAGTCCCTTGAATTACCGGACGACCGTAAACAAACAACTTCTGGGCAATGGTTCCGTTACCCTGAGTTGTCAGCGTATCATCACCACTAACTACCGCGTTGTACCTGCTGATGTTTGCCAGAGTGAAATGAGCATTCATTGGGTCTGACCAGAACTCAGTGCAGACTACCTGACTATCGTTGCTGAAATACAACTTAGACTGCAAAGACGGTGTGGCGCTGGTAAACTTGACATCAAACTTTCTAATCTCATGTACCATTGGTCCGAATTCATCGTAAAAGCGCTGATTGTACTTCTGTGCAACCTTTGTCCACTTACCCTTAATCTTACGTCTTACGGTTCTAATGTCGTAAGCCCAGTCCTTCTGCCACTGGTCTGCGTAGTAACCTCCGCTGATGCGGTTGTAGTATGACTCATTGTCCAAAGGCGCTGGGGAGAATGCGTTGTATGATGAGTAGAAATAATCAAAAGTAGCCTTGGAAATACCGCGAACGTACAAACCTGAACGTGAGACGTATGACTGCTTCCAACCGGAAGCGGCAGTAATCGTTGTGCTGAATAGCAACTGACCATTAGCCCTAACTTCAATTGTGTCATTGGTGCCACTGGTCACTGTTACGTCTAGTTC